GCTAGAGTTGGAATTCGTGTATTTCTAGCGAATAACTGTAACGCTAGTATTTTTTATGGCTAAGACTCCTGCCTGGCAGCGTAAAGAGGGTAAAAACCCCGAGGGTGGCTTAAATGCTAAGGGGAGAGCTTCGTATAACGCAGCTAACCCCGGCAAACCCGGACTAAAAGCCCCTCAACCAAAAGGTGGTCCAAGGAAAAAATCTTTCTGCGCTCGTATGAGTGGCATGAAGAAAAAATTAACCAGCGCTAAAACCGCTAATGACCCTAACTCCCGCATCAACAAGTCTCTACGGGCTTGGAACTGCAACGAAGGTGGCAAAGTTCGTGGCGGTGGATGCGAAGTTCGTGGCAAGACCAAAGGGAAAATGGTATGAAACTCAATAAAGATACTGCTAAGGATGTGGCCGCATTTGTTGGACCAGGTGCCGCTGTGTTAGGTGCTGGCTATGCGGATTTACAACACACAAAGTCTGTTTCTAAAAAAGAGCGTGAAGCTAAAGAAGAAACGGATAAAGCTGAAGAATTAAAACGTAAGAAAGAAACGTCTGGCGGTGATTCAGAAACAAAAGCTACGCCAAAAACGTACAAGTCAGGCGGCAAAGTAAAAGTCTCATCCGCTTCCAAACGTGCTGACGGCATAGCAGTTAAAGGTAAAACTAGAGGACGGATGATCTAATGGAACACATTTTTGCCATTGGCTTAGGTATCTGGTCTGCCCTACTAACCGCATTTGTTGGGGTAGTTGGCTTTATTGCTCGTGAAAAGAACACTAAGCTAAAAGACCTTGAGCAGATGCTAATTAATACTAAATTGGAGGTAGCTCGTGATAACGTTACTAAAGCAGAAGTTGACAAAATTACTGCACACATTGACCAACGCTTTAACAAACTTGAAGCAAAAATTGACCAACTTATTCAGAAAGGGTTAACAGCATGAAAAAGATGAATCCAGGAATGATGGCTATGATGGCTAAGAAAAAACCCATGAAGAAAATGATGGGTGGTGGTATGGGATATGCCAAAGGTGGTGAGACTATGAAGAAAATGGCTGCTGGTGGCTCTGCCTCCAAGCGTGCTGACGGTATTGCTGCTAAAGGTAAAACCAAAGGCACCATGATTAAGATGCGTATGGGCGGTAAGGCTTGTAAGTAATGTCGAAGGTTAGACCCACTAATCCTCTTGACCAGCTTGACTTAGGGTTTGGCAGTGGCGAAGACCTTAAGCCCAAGAAACAGACGCCTTTAAAAACAGGTCCATCTCCGTTTGATGGTAAGTTAGAAAAGGCTGTTACTGAACGTGAAGCGCAACGAGTATTGCGTAGTATGCAAGCAGAAAAAGCAGCTGAAGCGGTTAGTAAAGCTGAAGCGGAAAAGCACCAAAAAGCATTACGAGAGTATGTTTCGGGACAGCGTTCTGCGGCTTCATTAGCTGGTATTGGGTCAGACAGCCCAATGAAAGTAATTAAAAAACCGTATAAAGCTGGTGGTAAGGTAAAAGCGCCTTCTGCTTCTAAAAGAGCAGATGGTATTGCTCAACGAGGTAAGACTAGAGGGCGGATGGTATGAGAACTAGCCGTGGTATGGGGATTATTAACCCTAAGAAACTGCCTAATGCAAAATCAATGCCCCGTAAAACTGTTAAACGAGATGGGGATGAGCCGGTTGCGTTATATAAAGAAGGTGGCAAGGTTTCAAAGGTTAACCAAGCTGGTAACTATACGAAGCCTGGTATGCGCAAAGCTTTATTTGATAGTATTAAAGCATCAGCTGTGCAAGGTACTGCGGCGGGTCAGTGGTCAGCTAGGAAAGCGCAGCTTCTAGCTAAACGTTATAAAGAAAAAGGTGGAGGGTATAAATAATGGCACTTAAAGAACCAGATCCAAAGACTCAGAGGGGTTTAGTTAGCTTGCCCGAAGACGTGCGTAACAAGATGGGTTACGCTAAAAAAGGTGGCTCCGCTAAATTTATTCAAGCTGCTATTAAGAAACCCGGTGCTTTACGTAAGTCTTTAGGCGTTAAAAAAGGCGAGAAGATCCCTGTTAAAAAGCTTGCCGCAGCCGCTAAAAAGCCTGGCAAGATGGGTCAACGTGCAAGATTAGCGCAGACTTTGTCTAAGTTAAAAAAATGAAATGGTCCGACAAACGCAAAAAATCAGTCAACTGCGAGAGCCCAAAAGGGTTTTCGGAGAGGGCTCATTGCGCTGGACGTAAGAAAAAATTAGCTGGGGGCGGTCTTGCAAAAAGTCAGCGTTCTCTTAAAGCTTGGACCGCTCAAAAGTGGACAACTAAGTCTGGGAAGCGTTCAAGCGACACGGGAGAAAGATATTTACCAGAGCGAGCAATCAAAGCGCTGTCTCCTGCTGAATATGCAGCTACAACAAGAGCTAAGAGAGCAGGAAAAGCTGCTGGAAAACAATTTGTCTCCCAGCCCAAAACGATTAAAAAGAAAGTTAAGCCCTACAGGAAAGTGATATGAGCACAAGCGGCGAATCAAATTTTGACCTGCAGATACGTGAGATTGTGGAAGAAGCGTTTGAACGCTGTGGTTCCGAGCTTCGTACTGGCTATGACTTGCGTACCGCCCGTCGTAGTCTTAATCTTTTAGCTATTGAGTGGGCTAACCGTGGTATCAATCTTTGGACTATTGAAGAAGGTCAGATTGAGCTAACCTACAACAACCCAATTTATCCATTGCCAGTCGATACTATTGATCTGCTGGATCAAGTAATTCGTAGAAATGACAATACAACTAATCAAATTGATATTAATATCAGCCGTATTAGCGTTTCTACCTACGCAGCAATACCTAATAAAACAACTACAGGCTTGCCAATTCAAGTCTGGATTAATAGACAGTCAGGTCAAACTAACCTGACCACTGCCACACTAGGTACCACAATTAATGCTACTGCCACCACAATTACCTTAAGTTCTGCTGATGGGTTTGGTACGGCTGGCTTTATTCAGATTGGTACGGAGATCATTGGCTACACTAATATTAGTGGTAACGACCTACAGAACTGTGTTCGTGGGCAGTCAAATACAACGGCAACTGCACACACTGCAGGAGCAGCTGTGTCGGTAGTTAACCTACCTGCTATCTATGTTTGGCCTACCCCAGACAGTTCTACTCCATATACTTTCGTGTATTGGAGACTACGTAGGGTGCAGAATACGGGAGACGGCGGCACATACACCCCCGACATCCCATTTCGTTTTCTTCCATGTATGGTTGCAGGATTGGCATACCACCTGTCCTTAAAGATTCCTGATGCTATGAACCGCACAGAAATGCTTAAATTAGCCTATGAAGAGCAGTGGACTATTGCCGCAGGTGAAGACCGTGAGAAGGCTTCCCAGCGCTTTGTTCCTCGTGAAATGTATATAGGTAGCGGGGGGTACTAGTGACCACCAAGTTTACATCGGGTCGTATAGCAATATCGCAGTGCGATAGGTGTGGATTTCGCTTTAAATTAAAAGAGCTAAAAACCCTAATTATTAAGACTAAAAACGTTAATATTAAGGTATGTAAAGAATGTTGGGAGCCCGATCAACCCCAGTTATCGCTTGGCTTATATCCAGTTAATGACCCACAGGCTGTACGGGATCCTAGACCAGATATAGGATATTTTGAAGCAGGTACCTCAGGGTTGCAAATTTCCAATATTCCAAGTACTGATGTAAATTCACTTGGTTTTCCAACTGTGGGTAGTCGAGTGATTCAGTGGGGTTGGAATCCTGTAGGGGGTCCAAGAGGTATTGATAACCCGTTAACACCAAGCACATTGACTATGGCAGGTGCGGTGGGTACGGTAAGCGTAACAACAACTTAGGAGCTAAAAATGGCAACAACTAAAGAAGCACTTAAAAAACATATGGCTAAGGGCGCAGGTGCCCATCCAGATGCAGACGTAAAAAAGATGCGTAAAGGTGGTAAAACCAACGAAGATATGAAAAAATACGGACGTGGTATGGCAAAGGTTATGAACCAGCGGGTTTCATCCTTTACTTACAAAAAATCTGCCGGAAGGGGCCGTTAATATGAATAACGATACATTTTCGTATTTCCCAGCTGAAACAGCTGATCCTATTGGGAAGTACACGCAACCCAAGGCTTACACAGTTCCTCTAAACAAAGAAGACTCTGGGTATCCTAACAATGTACCTAATACCCAAACCCAAATGACTCGTGGCGGTAAAGCACAGACTAAGGGTCGTGGTCACAGTACAAAGATGGGGTAAACCCTAATGAATTACTCTACTCTATTTGAGACGATTAAGGGGTATGTCGAGAACGACTTCCCATCTACTACTTGGACTGATACTGCCGAGACGGGCACTGTTACCTTTACAAGTACAGAACAGATTAATACGTTTATTCGCCAAGCAGAGCAGAGGATTTATAACTCGGTTCAGTTGCCTGTATTTCGTAAGAATGTGACGGGTAATTGCACTACGGGTAATAAGTATCTAAATGTGCCATCTGATTGGAAAGCAACATTTTCGTTGTCGGTCATTGATCCTGTGACGAATGCACAGACGTATTTACTTAATAAGGACGTAGAGTTTATTCGTTCGTGCTATCCAGACCCAGATACTACGGGTACACCA